CACCGCGATTCGATGGTGTTGGTTGAGCAAATGGCGATCCGTTCGCAGACTCAGTACAAGCAGGAATACCTCGGTACCCTGTTCACGGCTGACACCCTGTACGGCGTAAAAGCTATGCGTACTGCGGCCACCACTGGCGCTGCTCTCTCGTCCTCGGCATTCGCTCTGGCTGTTCCAGCCTAATTGAACGCCCCCGGTGAAAGCCGGGGGTCTTTAACCTAATTAGGAGAACATCATGGCAAATGCTACTTCCGTGACCGTCCGTGCTGGCAATGACCAGTTTCGCGGTCTTTACACTAACACTTGGCTAGTCCGCGCGACGCTAGATGCCGACGATCTGTCGGACGGCGCAGGCGATACTGATACCGTAACCGTCCCAGGCGTTGCCTTGGGCGACATGGTGTTGAGCGCGTCGCTGGCCGTGGACGTGGCGGGTCTGATTGTGACTGCGTATGTCAGCGCAGCCAACACTGTCAGCATCCGTTTCCAGAATGAAACTGGTGGGTCTGTTAACTTGGCCTCATCCACGCTTCGTCTGGTCGTCGTTCGTTCGTTGGCGTAACACCCGGGGGCTTCGGCCCCCGAACTCACCTCTGGAGGCAACATGGCCGCGACATTCCGCTGCTTACAAAGCGGGCAAACTGTTACGTTTACGCTCCAGCACGATATAGACAGCATGAAAGGCCACGCTGGATACGTCCGTGTTGATGAAGACGCTCCCGTGGAGGATGAAACCAGACAGATCGCCATGACGCCGCCTGAATACGCGCGCCGTCCCGGCCGTCCAAGGAAAGAACATGTCAGAAATTGATCCAAGAGAGTTCGGCAAGCTGGAGGCGCAGGTAGAGGCGCTTCAGTTAGAGGTCCACGCCATGCGGAGCGACATTAAGCAGTTGCTGGAGATGGCCAACAAGTCCAAAGGTGGGTTTTGGGTTGGCATGTCAATCGCGTCTGCCATCGGCGGTGTTATGACTTTTGTTGCAGATCGTTTATTTTTTAAAGGGTGACATCATGCCAATGGTCGACGGAAAGAAGTACCCCTACACGAAAAAAGGCAAGCAGGAAGCTGCTTCGGCCAAGATCAGCAAACTGCGCAAGGAAGGTTACCCGCAGAAGCAGGCGGTTGCGATCGGTTTGAGTATGGCCGGCATGGCTAAGAAAAAGGCCAAGAAATGAAGCCCGGCCTGTACGCCAATATCAACGCCAAGCGCAAGCGGATTGCTGCTGGGTCTGGCGAGAAGATGAGAAAGCCAGGCACCAAAGGCGCGCCCACTGCGCAGGCGTTTAAAGATTCAGCTAAAACGGCTAAACCGAGGAAAAAATGAAGACACCCGCGTGGCAACGTAAAGCCGGTCAGAATTCAAAGGGCGGCTTGAATGCCACGGGCCGGGCGTCTTATAATGCAGAAACAGGGGGAGCCCTGAAAGCGCCGGTGAAATCTGGCGATAACCCGAGACGAGCTTCTTTTCTCGCTAGGATGGGCAACATGCCCGGCCCCGAGCGTAAAGATGGCAAGCCGACAAGGCTGTTGTTATCTTTGAATGCGTGGGGCGCATCATCCAAGGCGGACGCAAAGGCAAAAGCTAAAGCTATTTCCGCAAGGAATAAGGCGAAAAGCAAATGACCTATTTAGAACTCGTCAACGATGTGCTACTTCGGCTGCGGGAGCAGACTGTCACCACGGTCAACCTGACGACCTATTCCCAGCTCATCGGCAAATTTGTTAACGACTCCAAGCGCCAGATCGAGGACGCCTACGACTGGAACGCGTTGGGTACTGAAGTCACTGTCACCACTTCCGCAAGTGTTTACGAGTATGCGTTGACCGGCGCAGGTCAGAAGTTTCGCGTCAGTAGCGATCCGTTGAACACAACCTCCAACGTCGTCATGCGCAACATTACGGTAGGCGACATGCGGCGCAAGCAGAACCTTCAGCCGTTTGTAAATGCCGTACCTACAGAGTATTGCTTTGAGGGCGTCGACAACAGCGGCGACGCTAAAGTGCAACTATGGGGCCGGCCTGATGGCGTTTACACCATTAAGTTTTTCTTAACGGTTCCGCAGGCAACATTGTCGTCGGACAGCACGTCGGTGTTGGTGCCGGATGTGTTGGTAGCGCAGAACGCTTACGCCAGAGCGTTGGTCGAACGGGGCGAAGATGGCGGTCTAAATTCCTCAGAAGCGTATGCGCTGTACAGAAGTATGCTTTCTGATTATATAGCCCTTGAAGCTACCCGCTTTCCTGAGATGCAGGAGTTCGTTGCGACATGACGCAAGCTATCCAAACCTATGGCATTTCAGCGCCTGGTTTCTTTGGCCTGAATACGCAGGACTCGCCGCTTGATTTGGCGGCGGGCTTTGCGTTGACGGCCATTAATTGCGTCATTGATCAGTATGGCCGGATTGGCGCGCGTAAGGGTTGGGACAATTTGAACGCCAGCACGGGCAATCTTGGCTCAAATCCGATCGGTGTCATCCATGAGCTGGTGGTGGCCGACGGCACGTACACAATTTTGTTCGCCGGCAACAACAAGATTTTCAAACTTGACGGCAGTAATGCGGTTGTCGAGTTGACCTACGGTGGTGGTGGCACGGCGCCGACGATTACGGCCAACAATTGGCAATGCGCGTCGCTGAACAATATCACGTACTTTTTCCAGACCGGGCACGATCCGCTTATCTACGATCCGACGGTCAGCACGACAACCTACCGCCGTGTCAGTGAGAAGGCCGGTTACGCGGGCACGGTGCCGTCCGGCAATGTTTGCATTTCGGCATACGGCCGTCTGTGGATTGCTAACACCGCAGCAAATAAACAAACGCTGACTTTTTCTGACTTGCTGTCTGGCCACATCTACACCGGCGGTACGTCTGGCACGTTGAACGTCAACAGTGTTTGGCCAAATGGATCAGATGAAATTGTGGCGCTGGCAGCGCACAATGGCTTTCTGTTTATCTTTGGTAAGCGCCAGATTCTGGTCTACCAAGGCGCAACAGCTCCAGCGACGATGTCGTTGTACGACACGGTGATTGGCATCGGTTGCATTGCGCGGGATTCAGTTCAGGGTACTAATACTGACGTCTTGTTCTTGTCGAACAGTGGTGTGCGTTCGATCATGCGCACCATCCAAGAAAAGTCCGCTCCGTTTCGTGACCTAAGTAAGAATGTACGAAATGATTTGATGGGGATTGTGGCGGGCGAAACGCTTGATAACATTAAGGCTGTCTACTCAGAAGTTGATGCGTTTTATCTACTGACTTTACCAACTAACAAGTCAGTCTACGTATTCGACACACGCGCCACGTTGCAGGACGGTGCTTCGCGGGTGACTACCTGGACGGATATAGAACCAACCGCGTTGCTGGCAAGGCGAAACGGCGACTTATTAATTGGCAAGACAGGTTACGTCGGTAAGTACACTGGGCATACAGATAACGGCTCAATCTACCGAATGTACTACTACACAAATCACACTGATTTGGGTGATCAAAGCATAACCTCTATATTGAAGCGCATATCCGTCGTCGCGATTGGTGGTACCAATCAGTACATTACGATTAAATGGGGTTTTGATTTTAGCGAAAACTATTTATCGCAAAACGTACAGATTCCAACACAAGGCAATGCAGAATATGGCGTTGCGGAATATGGCGCTAACGGTGTACCAGTCGCTGAGTACGCTAACGGTATTGCTCTGCAGACGCTATACGCACAAGCTACCGGCGCAGGTAAGATCGTGCAGACTGGGTATGAAGCGGACATTGATGGATCAGCGTTGTCAATTCAACGCATTGAAATTCAAGCTAAGAACGGAAGGGTGTCATGACTAACTACGTTAAATCTACCGATTTTGCGGCCAAAGATGCGCTGGCGTCTGGCAACGCAAGTAAGATCGTCAAGGGCACCGAGATTGACACGGAGTTCAACAATATCGCCACGGCCGTTGCGACGAAAGCCGATCTTGCCTCGCCAACATTTACTGGCTCTCCTGTGCTGCCAACTGGCACAACAGCGGTTACACAAACATCTACTGATGACAGCACTAAGTTGGCCACAACCGCTTTTGTGCAAGATGTCGCGGATGCTATTAAAAATGCGTTGTATCCGGTCGGATCTATCTATACAAACTCATCCGTAAGCACGAATCCCGGCACCCTGCTTGGTTTTGGGACATGGACCGCGTTTGGCGCCGGGCGTTTTTTAGTTGGTTTAAACGCTAGCGATAGTTCGTTTGATACGGCGGAAGAAACAGGTGGCTCTAAAGACGCGATTCTTGTAAGCCACACCCACACAGCAACGGTTACTGATCCCGGCCATACACATACGACAGCACCTGCTGGAACTACAAGCACAGGCGGTAATCGTCCTACAGGTTCTGGTGGATCAGGTTCAACCCCTACAAGTAGTTCTACTACAGATATTTCTGTATCTAACAGCACAGAAGGTTTATCCGGCACTAACGCTAACCTGCCGCCATATATTGTGGTGTATATGTGGAAGCGTACTGCATGATTGTTGAAACATTACCCGACCATCAGCTTATTCACCATTTTTCTGATGGTCTATACGCCAAAGAGATACGCGTAAAAGCTGGACAGGCGATATTGAAGCACACGCATGACTTTAGCCACTTGTCGATTCTGGCTAAAGGTAAAGTGGCAGTGCTAGTAGGTGAAGAGATTGAAATCGTGAACGCTCCGGCGTGCATTGAAATCAAAGCGGGCGTCACGCACGGCGTGAAAGCGATTGAAGATTGTGTTTGGTACTGTATCCACGCAACGGATGAAAAAGACCCGGCGAACGTGGACAACGTGTTGATTAAAGGAGAATGACATGCCTGTTACCGCCGCGCTTATAGGGGGTGGGCTTGGGCTTTTAGGTAGCTCTATGCAGGCTGGCGCTACTAGGAGTGCTGCTCGCGAATCTGCTGCCGCGCAACGCGACGCTGCGCGGATTGCTGCGGAAGAAGCACGCTTTCGGCCGATAGGCATTACGACACGGTTCGGCCGCAGTCAGTTCACGACTGGAAAAGACGGCCGTGTGAGCGGCGCGTCTTACAACGTATCGCCAGAACTACGTGCTTACCAAGACCGCTTGATGGGTATGGCTGGCGGCCAAGGTATGGATTACTTGGCACAAGCACCAGAACTGTATGCCCCGATGACCGGCGCGGCAACTAGCCTATTCAATTTGGGTCAGCGTTATTTAGCCGAGTCGCCCGAACAAGTAGCGCAACGCTACATGACCTCGCAGCTCGATATCTTGGCGCCGCAACGTGAGCGTCAGTTGGCCGCACTACGCAACGAACAATTCCAAGCAGGCCGTTCGGGCTTATCGGTTGGCGCGACTGGTTTGCGCCCTGGCGGCGGAACAGGGCTTGCTGCAACGAATCCAGAGATGGAGGCGTACTACAACGCGATCGCACAACAAGATGCAAGGTTAGCCGCACAGGCGCAAGAAGAAGGGCAGCGTCAGTTGGCGTTCGGCACTACGCTGTTCGGCACCGGTGCTGATTTGCTGGGCGGCTACCAGCGCGGTCTGGTCGGCTCACTCGCACCGTTCCAAGGCTATCTCGGCGCGGCAGGCGATATCGAATCGCTTGGCCAACAGCCACTGAGCCTTGGTGCATCGTTAGGTGGCGGCAATACCGCCAGCGCACAGGCATTGTTAACTGGTGGCACAAACGCAGCGCAGACCATGCAGGCAGCGAATGCGTTGAACCCGACCGCATCGTTCTTGCAAGGACTTAGCACTAATCAAGACTTTACTTCAGCCCTTACAAGCGGAGCGCAGAATTTATTTAGCCGCCCTTCGTATTCTTCGTTCAATGAAAATGTGCCGGGCAATTTTCCTACTAACTACTTTACGCCTAACCCTAATGCGCGTAATCAGGGCTACGGGTATTACTAAGAACGCAGTGACGAATTAGGAGCCATCATG